TTAATACTTCCATTCTTTAAAACCCCCTTTCTTTTAATGCCGCTTCAACTTTGGCTTCGATTGTTGGCTCATCAGTTCCCAAAGTGATGCGCTGAATCATTGCTTTAAGATCAGTAATATCTTGCTTAGTCGCAAGATTGCTAAGATCATTCTTCTTTGCATAGTCAGTAAGATAGCCTGGATTGTTACAATAATCTTCTAGCCATTTGAAGTTTTCGATAAGCTCGTTTCTAAAGTTACGATCGAGTGCATTTGAAAAATCGTCAGTGTGCAATTTTAACATTGCTTAGCCTCCTTACCATGTTGTCATCAACTCCCAAGCCGACCAGGCTGTGTCAGATGTGCCGATGCGCACATAGGTCAACGGCCGCATGCTTGATGTTGTTTCAGCAATTTGCCGTGGCCAACCAAATCCTGTATTCGTACCAGGTACTCGTGTAGTCAAAATACAATAAGATGATGTTTGACCACTGATTAAAGATAATCCTATATTCGCAGTCTGCTTAAATTCTTTAACTTCTTTTGCTGGGTAATTGGTTTGGTAGTAGGACGGTGGACAATTAACCGCACGACCATTCGTCGTGCTATCGCCATTATCAATAATCATACTAGCTGATTCGTTCCCAGCAGGTCCACAAGGGCCTGTGTCACCTTTAATCTGTGACCATAGGTAGGCCGTTGGGTCTAAGCTGTCTACTTGTGTGTAATCAGTATAAGTCCCCATGTAGATAGGGTGTGCTTCTGATAGTGCTGGTGACCATGGATGCACAACTGTGCCTTTCTCAAGCATACAGCCATAAACCCATACTGTGACACCAGTCTTCTGAATTCGTACTGGAATAAAATTAGGTGTTGCATTGTTATTACCATTGTGGAAATGTACAACAAATCTCATATAGTCAGTAGTCGCATGGTTTACCGTTGCACCATCGGCATAGTTACCATTACTACCACTGTCGTACAAGAATGACCATATATCGGTATTCTCACTGGTTTTTACCCAGAACGATGCTGTATAGTCGGTATCTTTTTCAAGTGGCAAATTATTAAAAGAAACTATGTCATAGTACGATGCACTTGAATTTGTACCAGTAACGGCTTGAAATGTTTCTGAACCATTGGTAACTGCAACTTTAGTCCCAGATATGCTCCACTGGTCAAAATCACGCGTACCCGGTAGCAGATTTAGCCCACCGCCAACATAAAATCCATCCTTACCATCAGCGCTATCCGCGTAGGCAATGTGGAAGTACGGTGTCTTCCCATCTGCACCCGCTTTACCTGGAGTACCGTTAGCACCGTCCGCACCTTTAAGACTAGCCAGCCATTCTGCCTCGGTGCCGGTGTAGCCGTGGGCTACGGCAATCTCATAGGCTGACTTACCGTCCGCACCCGGCTGGCCGGATACTGTGCCAATTAAATCTTTGACCGTGTTATAGATTAGTGTGCCGTTAGCAGTCGCCCAGTCCGATAGATGGCTGTCTAGCCCGATAACTGCGTCCCAGGCTGTAAACGGCCAGTACACGACCTTCTTGTCGTCGGCCATATACTTGCGTATCGTTTCTGTGTTATTGTCCTGCGTCGTATCTGACAACCGATGCACCTCCATCTATCGTGGTCGCTCCAATAATCACTTGCTTATTTGATTGCTTGGACACATTTTTGATTTGGGTATTAAGCTGATACTGCATCTGCAACAGGCTCTTAATGTTAGCTTTATTTGTCGTGCCGGTTGTCCACGTGATTGTGATTGGCTCGTGAGTATAAGGCGTCGCCGAAATATGTGAGCACATTAATTCCTGGCTAAAGTCAAGTGGCGGACAATTGACAGTGACCACATCGCCTAGTTCGATGTCATCGATGCTGCCGCGATACGTGGTCGTCATCGTCTCATTTGGGACTGCATTAGCGTCTACTGACTTGCCAGCAGCACTTGTCACATCGCTAGCCTTAGTGGCCGTATCGCTAGTCACATCGTCACCATACCACTTGCCATATTGATCAATAGATTCTTGATTGACGTATTCGCCAAGATACTTATTGTCCTTGCCATACATACGGCAAGCATTAACAATTGAAGTCACATCTGGTTGGATGTTGACGTTACTTGCGTCGCCAAAATAGTTGATTACTTTTCCAGTTTTGCGCTTAAAACTGTCTAAACTTTGGGCATAGATCTTATAATTATCAGCCGTGATTACCCAACCCATTTGACCAATCAAATAATTATTGAGGATGTCTAAGGCGCTCTGCCTGTCCATACTATCAATTTGAGTGGTGTCACTCTTGCCCTTAATTTCCCACGTGTAGCCAAACTTATTACCATCAAACGCCAATTTCATTAACTGTTCTGCTGTGTAACTCTTAGCTGGCGAATCGTCATCAGTTGATGCCGGCGTAATGTTTGGTCTAATCCGTGAGCAACTGAACCAAACATGGATTGCTGTAATCTGTTTTGACGCTACACCATCAGTGACGTCCATTGTCGGTTGCTCCACGCTAAACCACTGGTCATGCCACTTAACCAGTGACTTTGGCTGAATCAAATTAAAAGCCAAAATAGAATCAGCCGTCTTGTAAGCCGTGAATGCGATCTGCCACGTGGTGTTCATTTCTTTGTCAACTTGAAAGGTCGAATAGTCCAGCCCTGACAGTATTTCTTCTTGTTTGCCCTCCCTATCGCGGACAATGACAGTATCCATCATGATAAGAAATACCAGGCGAAGTCGAAAATAGCCTTGGGATTTGACAGCCCCGTCAGCGTGAAATCATTCCAGCCACGGTTCAATTGAATCCATCCATGATTGGAATCTAAGCCATCTTGCGTGCCGTTAAGATAGGGATTAACTTTGACAATCTTCAACGTGTCAGTTGCTGTCAGTGCCTTAGTGAAGGCGAAACTAGTGTCATTAGTGTTGTTTGTAAGCGTAGGCTTGCCCACACCGCTTAGAGTGATTGTTAAATCATGATGCTGTTGCAACGGGTCAATTTCAACATCGCTGGGATTGTAGATTCTAAAAGACGTTGCCGTCTGGGTATACGTACCCATTTCTTGAACCAATCCCATTCCAATGCCGCCATAAGCCTCAGGATCACTTTCAAACTCAACCGAGTTAACAACCGATTGTGCATATCCCGAAAGGTTAACAAGTGGCACGTCAATGAGCGTCCAGTTTTCGTCTGCTTGATTGACTTTAAGTTGTCCTGGCCTAACGAGCCAGCGTTCAAATGCTCGACCATATTTACCGGCAATCACTACCCAATAGGGTTTGCGATCCGCAAAAAATCGGCTCAATGAATCCGCCGCTAAGTCTGTATCAATGACATCTTTCGTCTTGCCGACAAAGTGCAAGGTGATATTCCGCGTCTCATAGCGTGTACTATCAACGGTTTGCCCGTCGGTACCTGCAAAAGTCCGTAGCGTATCAACCGGGTTAGCTTTGTCAATGTCAGCCTTATAGCAGTAGACATCTTTAAGACTCGGCTCATCATATACGCTATGCCATATGAGGCCGTCACTTGAAATAGAGATCTCATAAGGCTCAAACGGCAGCCAATTATCGACCTCGTTAAAGCGGTACGGATGAGGCTTATCCATAACCGTGCTTAAAACTTTGATTGTCATCTTATCCACTCCTAACCCAATTGCGCCGAAATCAAATTAATGTCTTTAGCGCCTTGCGAACTAACATGTTTGGTAACTTTTTCATTGTCCATATAGATGTCTTGGCCCTTATCAATAAGCTTCTGCGTGTTATCAATCAATTGATCAATGCGATTTAGCAAAGAGTTGTCAGCACCTTGATTAGTATCTGCCACATCCGTTAGCGGTGACCCGCCAACGCTACCAGATGGCTTAGGCTTAAATGCTTGGCGTACAACGGACGGTTGTTTCGCCATGACATCTTTAAGTGCAGCCATTGCCAGATTAAAGGCATTAGGCTTCTTAGCATTGACAATAAATTCGTCTCCGTCTTCACCTACTAAGGCAATTTCAGGCGTAAGAATATGCCCACCTTCGGCATAACCGCGGCCTTCACCTAAGCCATCTAAGTTAGATCCGTATCTGGTTTTGGCATAATTTAATGCAGCTAACAAGTTATCATAACCGTTCATACGGTCACCGTGACCAGAAAACTTGTAAGCATTAAATGTTTGACCGATGACTTGCATCAAACCTTTAGCCAAATCACCGGACGCGTTATTAGCATCACCAATATTGCCTTGTACTGCTTGGGAGTTACCTCCTGATTCAATTGCAATTTGCCGCAAAACCTTATTTACCATAGCGGAACTGGTAGATAATCCATTGGCTTTTAAGGCACGCTTAACGGTTGATTTCCATCGTTGCACGCCTGAGCCACTAGGATCACCAACACCGCCACCAGCGTCGCCTTCTGCCGGTTCACCGAACATGCTGGCAAGCTTAGAAATTGTTTTCCAGAATCCGGAACCAACTTGGCTTTTAACAATTTTCTGTAATGCAGAATCTGCTTTAGCGGATTTAGAATCAGAATCGCTTTCGGCATCTGACCCCTTGTCCTTGCCGTGCTGCTTGGTAATATCAAGCCATCCTGCTGTACTCATACCAGAGCGATCCCAAACGGAACCGCTTTTAGTTAAACCGACGTGTAAATGTGGGCCTGTTCCTAATCCAGACCGTCCCAATTTACCTAAAACATCACCGGTTTTAACATGTTGTCCGGCATGCACTTTAACATCACTTGCATTCCCAAATTCTTGATAAATAATTTGCTTACCAGTCGAATCCTCAGTAACAATATTGTAGCCGACTGGTCCCCAGCCTGACGGTGCCGGACCAACACTTTTAACTGTGCCACCGTGCATAGCATGAAATGCTGTCCCGACAGTAGCTGAAAAGTCGTTACCATCATGAGTACCGCCACCACGTGGGGAACCAAATCCATCTGTGTGTGTCCAACCACTACCAGGTGACGCCCAACCACCACCGTAGGAGCCCGAACCATCACCGTTTAAATCAACCATGGACCATAAGGCGTCCCACCATTTGCCAGCTTGCTTTTTGGCCATGTTAAATCCACCTTTAACCATGGTAGGAAAGAAGCCTTTTGCGTTGTTCTTTTTGAGGGGCATAAGGCCGTCTAAAGCCTTACTTGGGCTTTCAACAATTTTTTTAGCAGCACCAAACAGCTCTTTAAGTTTGGAAGCCGCACCAGAAACGAAGCCTTTTGCTCCGTCCCATAATCCGCCAAAGAAATCGCCAATACCACCGCCGGCGAAATGCGTAATGCCTAGCATTGGTGCTAGCATAGCAGAATCGGAAGCGTTAGCTACCTCATCGCCAGGGAATAGCAGCGTAGAAGCATTTTGAGTTGGCATGTATTCGACGTTGCCAGTCGCCTTGCGGAAAATCAATTCCGGATTACTTGCACCGGGTTCATCATTGACAATTGCAGGTGTGATCTCATTAATCGCACGCCGGAAACTGCTGGACTGCATCGAGCCAGTACCAGTTGCATACTTGACCTTGCTCATCGGTGTGATTGTTTCGCTCTTGCCACCAAACAGGTGGACAACGCTGTTAATGCCACCGATACCGCCGTTAATAATGTCAACAATAATGTTGATACCCGCGCCAGCTAGCTTCTTCATCTCGTCCCATAAACCGCTGAAAATACTCTTAGTGGTTTTAGAAATATTAGTCCAGGCATCTGAAAAATCTGATCCAAAATTATCTAAGACTTTAAAAGTCTTGCTAATCCAACTACTGAATGTTTTGCTAATCGCATTGAAAGCATCGCCGAAAATGTCGCCCATTTGGTCCCAATGGCGTGACCAAGTTTTAGAAAAGTCTTTTGAAAAACTGTTCCACCACTTGTTAATGCTTTTACCAAAGCTGGTAGCCGCTTTTTGGGCCGTATTTAGCCCTTTTTTGGTGTCCTTATGGACGTTGGACCAGTACTTAGACCAATTCTTACCAAAAGATTTTGTAAAGCTACCCCACCATTTAGAAACGCCAGAGCCAAAACTACTTACGTTCTTTTGAGCACTAGCTAGGCCCTTCTTAACATTTCTACCAACGCCAGACCAATATTTAGACCATGCTTTACCAAATCCTTTTTTCCATGAGCTATAAGATTTACTAATGCCGTCAAACCATTTGCCAAATTTCGTCTTACTGAACGTTTTACCCGCATTACTAATTTCTTTTTGGACGGTTTTAGCAAGTCCAATCTTTTTGACACTAGAAGAAAAGCCTTTCGCCCATTTGCTGACGGCCCGACCGGTCTTAGTATCTTTCGCAATCCAGGTGGCCACCCCAGCTAGTGGACTGACCATTGATGTCAGAATTTCAGGTGCATGTTTCTTAGCGCCGCTAATAAGTGATTTCGAAAACTTGACAGCGCCATCACCAGCGGCACGGGTATAGTAGCCCGCTTTTGGTAGCAATCCGGACGGTGGCTTAACGCCTTTGCCCTTCTTGTTCCAGCCGTCGGTAAACTCTTTAGAAGCGCTACCGGCCCATTTACCGGCAACCTTACCGATAGTGGCACCAATTGCGGCGCCGGCTGGACCACCAAAAGCGAATCCAATACCGCCACCAATCAATGTCCCGGCACTCTCACCGACAGACTTAAATTTGTCCTTCATTGAGCCAGTAGTGAATGCCTTGGTTAAGTCTTTGACATCGCTGATCACATCGAATGCAATTGCAATCGGAATGGCAATCTTGCCCAAACCTTTCGCTGCACTGCCACCACCTAGTGACTTAATGCCACTAAGGGCTGTTTTAGCCAGCTTGACAGCACCATCACCAACCCACTTAGCACCAAGCTTAATTGGCTTTACTGCAATCTCTTTCAAAATTCCTGGAACTGCTTTTAGTTTACCGATACTGCTAGCAAACCCTTTGCTACCAGAAACAGAAAATAGCTTGCCAAGCGCGCCCTTAAGCCCGCCAATTGCAATCGTTTTGGATAACAGGCCATCAATCAATGTGGTAAACAGGCTAAGCCCGTTGCTAGCGGCCTTGGCGACAAGCATCGCTGTGATTGCCGCCGCTACCGTCTTGATCGCAATTTGGTTTTTAGATAAGGATTCAGCCACGTCAACAAGTACACCTACACCATCTTTAGATGATTTAACGCCAAAGATAGACATAACACCCTTAACAACGTCGCCAATAAATTCAGCGATTGTCTTAGCACCCTTACCGACAATACCAAGGGTCACACCGAAATCAGTCCATACTTGCTTAGCAATTTCGCCGGCCATTTCGCCAACTGCTTTAGATGCTGGCTCAATTGCTTTCATAAAGTCGCTAATCTTACCGGTTAACGGCGCCAGCTTATCGGCCATATCGGCAAAAGTTCGTGTAGCACCTTGCCCATCAATACGTGATAGGCTATCCGCCAAACCTGAAAATACAGATTTAATATTGTTGAAGACACCGGCGCTAAGTGCACCGGCCAACGCCCCAACCGTTTGTGCTAATGGTGAAACTGCCGTTGCAACGTCTTCAAACATCTTTTTCAGGTTTTTGAGCGCACCTGATATATCGCTTGCAGTTAAAGGCTTATCGACATTAAGGTCATACGAGGCCTTAAACATTTCAAACGCATCTTTACCAACACCGAAAACACTGCTTAAAGCTGACCCTAAGTTTTTTAGAATGCTCAACGCACCACTGGCAAATCCCGTGAAATCAATACCCATCAAGGCATTGCCAACAGATGAAATCGCACCAATGCCAACTTTGCTAAATTGGTCAAAAGCAGGCTGTAACTTAGCGGTTAACGATTCTTTTAGGCCGTCCATTGCTTGACCAACTGTCTTAAACTTGGTTGCCATGTCGCTGAAATTCTTGTTAGTACCCGTTTTAGCGATCGCATCAAAGAAATCTTGCGTTTTGACCTTGCCGTCTTGCACATCTTTGATCAATTGAGTTGTGCTTTCGCCCATGGTTTTAGCAACAGCTGAAATCCCCGCCGGCGTTTGTTCCAACATCAACTTGAAATCTTGCCATTGAATCTTAGGCTTAGCAGCGGCTTGCGTCGCTTGCTGACTTAAGGTCTTCATGGCTTGTGTTGGGTTCTCTGCCGCGGCGGCTAAGCCACCAAAGCCTTCGACTAATTGTGTGGTGTTTTTGGTGCCAACAGCCGCTAATTGGCTATACGTTGACGCCATATCACTAGCAGAATAGATAGTCTTCTGTGCAAATGACTGTAATTCTTCCCGGACAGACTTAATTTCGCCTGCGCTCTTGCCTAAGTTAGACAAGTTGCCGTCAAACGTCTGCCACGTGGCGCTGGCTTCATTTAAATCGCTGATCATGCCATGGATACCAGAACCAATGGCCGCGATACCAGTCGTCACACCATTGCTAATAATGTTAGCAGCGAATACCGTCTTAAGTAGACTATGTGTTTTTTCAGCGGCGCTATCGGTGTTTTTTAATCTGGCATTAAACTTATCGACTGCCGAAATACCTTCGGTTGTGTCAGCATCTAATTTGGTCTTTTTCTCCTTCGGGATTTTGTATAAATCGCGGATCATACCAGACATCGTTGCATGACTTTGACCAGCATTGACGTCTAACTTAAGCACCTTGTCTTTTGGCAGCTGACCATATTTGCTCATAAGCTCACTCATTGTGGCCTTACCACGGGTGGCATCAACGTCTACTTTAGTTGTTTTGGTCTTTGGCAATTTGTTCATCATTTCCATCAACGGAAACATTGTTTCTTTTGCCTGGTTGGCGTTAGTCTTGACGTTGACTTCCTTGTCTTTCGGCACCTTGTCCAACTGCTCATTCAGTTTCTTGACGGCCGCTTCGCCTTTTTCAGCTGATTCTTTAATTGTGTTACCAATTGCATCACTGCCACCACTGCTGGATTGCTTAATTTTATCAAGCAATTCAATTAACTTTTCAAGCTTTTGCTCGGCATTACCTGCGACACCGAATTCAAAGGTGTTTGTGTAAACTGCCATTATTTATTTTTCCTCCTTTCCTCGAATAATTTCTTAAACGCGTTTGCGTATAATGTCTTCTTGTCGTCCTTGTCCTCGTCAGAATTCTTGTACTTCTGCTCGATGTTTTGCTTCCATTCTTCAAAGTTTGATCGTGCTGATTGCTGTGCCTTTTGCAGGTTTTCTTCTTTGCCATCGACCATTAGAACAGGTGAAATTGTCATTGCACGCTGATTGTACTGGTCTTTTGCCAGGTTATAATCGCGCCACTCTTGGCCCTCACACATAGCTGTCAGCAAGAAAGGATTAAGTTCTTCAAACTCACTAATACTGGTAATGCCGGCATTACATCGGGCTATTACTAGCCATTCTCGATAGCCTTTTGTTTGGCGTCCCAGTTTTTTAAGACAGTTTTGATATAAACTACCCCTTGACGTGCCTGGGTCAAAATGCTGTTGTAATCCTTCTTTTTCTTCGCTTCTTCGTCCTTCAAGAGCTCGGATAATAGTGTCTCGGATACTTCTTTGTAATTTTCCATGCGTTGCTTCCAGTTCTTCACCTGTAAGCCGAAAAAACCGCTATGAGCCAACTCTGCAATTGTTTCAGCGAAAGTATCAGTGCCATCATTACGAGTGGCTAAATACTCATTTGCACTGTCAAAAAAGTCTTCAAAACTTGGCATGTCACCGTCTAAGTGTGCTACACCGCCATATAAGACCTTGATAAGCACCATCGGATTATCACCAATCAAGCCACTTAAGATCTCATCATAAAGATCATCATCATCTTTGGCCTTTGGAAATTGTCGGTGCCATGCCTTGATGGACTTAAACGTATACTTGACTTCAATTCGTTTGTCATTCATTGGGATTTGCATTATTTTTCCTCCTAATAAAAAAGGTGGCAGGCCTTTAAAAGCCCGCCACCAATTGGCGTCACACGCCTACACTATGCTGTTTCTGAAGTAACTGTGATGTCTAACGTGCTATCGTCAGATAGCGTCGCAGTCCCGCCAGTTACGTTGCCGTCGGCGTCCTTCTTTAAGGCAATCGCCTTAATGGATTGACCAGCTTCGCCGGGATCGCCTTTTTCACCTGTGTCACCCTTTTCACCGGGATCACCCTTAGCACCTGCTGGAACATCGCCAATGCCATTTTCAATGTTGTTAAGTTTGTCAGCTGTGATCACATCGCCATCAGCCCAAACATTTTTTGTATATGCCATTTATAACCCTCCTTATTCAGTCAGCTTGGCAGCCCCGACCGTAGCACTACCAACCGTCGGGGCTGTTATTTTCCCGTGCCGCCACCATCAGCACCGCCATCAGTGCCAGAGCCATCATCAATCAGTTCAGACGTTGGAGCATTCGCGTTAGCACCATCATATGACGCATCAGTAGAACCACCCGCACTAGTTGGTGCGATGAAATCGTATAAAGCTAATCCGGATGAGAACGCACCGTCGTCAAACATGCTTTCGTCTGCGACGCTGTCAACCGCGTATCCTTGTACTTCAAATGCTAATGATGCTTGCATGATAGCACCTAAGTTTTCAGTCGCCGGAACAGCCCCGATAATACATTGAGCATATTCGCATGGCGCTTGACGATTAGGTGCTGTGCCAGTCACCATGTTTAAGTTTAGGCGATATAAATGGATTGTGATATTGTAACGCCAAGCCTTCTTCATGTCCTCATAGATGCCGTCACCAATTTGAAAGTAAGAAAGAACTGTCCGTTGTTGGTTTGGTTGGCCTGAAGTCTTGATTGCGGCAATTTTAGTTTGTACCGTTGAAATAGTTTTGGTGTTTGTCCCAGAAGTGTTACCTTCCAATCCGAGCATCTTAGCCTTGTGATCCTTAGCCCATGTGTCTAACTTATAAAAGTATAGATATTTATCGGCTAAATCCGGACGTACCGTTTTAGTGAGTAACGTCGAACCGTTGCCCAAAGTCCCTGCTGATTCATCTGCCATTATTTTTTAGCCCCTTTCGATAATCTCATAATTAGATAGCAAAACCCCATGCCACAGTTGGCGTGAGGTCGTTGTGTCTGCCACCGGTGACGGGGTATTTTGGGAACCCCGCACATAGCGACATGGATATTTAGATAATTGCAACCGCATTAGCACGTATTTGGCATAAGCTAATGCCTCCAACAAACTCTGTTGCAGTTGCAAGTCATAATAGAAATCAATGTGCGTTGAATACAATCCCGCTTGTGCATTGCGATACGTCGGTAAGTCAACGTTAGCCGGCAATTGCACAACAATTTGGGGATATTCGAGCTGTAACGTTTTTGGGTCAGCCGCCTGTGACGCGGGTAAAACAGTTGGTGCAATCGGCTTAAGTGAGTTGATTTGAGCACACATTAAATCGACTGCCGGTGTAATATAATCCATTACTTACCTCCAAACGCGGACATCAAGTCGCGCAATTGACGTTCGATCTCGCCAGTCATCATCGCGTTGGTGTCCTGCATGTATGGCTCTGGTACCGGGTGCAATCGCGTGCCATACTCGACAAATCCACCATACTCAGTGACACCGTCCTTGGCTTTAGCGGACGGATACACCCGCGTTGTCAGTCCATCATCATGGCTAGCAATGGATTTCATCAGATTACCTGTTGGTACATAGCCACTACGACCATGCCCAACCATTGCACGCTCTGTTTTCTTGGCGTTAGCGGATGCGGTAACCCCTAGATTGTGCAGTAGCTTTTGTACACCCTTGTCCAGACCTACCTTGTCACGTTCAACAGCTATTGCGGTATCGGTGACACCCATCTTGGCCAGCTTGGCAGCAATCGCCATCATTCTAGCCTCGTAGTTCTTGACCGCTGTATACTCGATAACCGGACGCAAATCATTGTTATCAGCCATTTGCAACACCCGCCCTTGTGTTAACGATATAAAAGGCCGTCGAATTGGTGTGGTTGCGGACTAGCGTAATGTCATACACAACGCCCGAATGCTTGTCTGTGTCGTACTCGTCCGCAAATGCCAGGGCATCTGCCTTAGCACGTCCGGGCACAATCACAACTTTGGCACTAGAATAAATTTTTCCAGCAAAAAAGGCCCGCTGTTGTTGCAGGCCCATCGGATTAACGCGGCACAATTCTGCTAACGTTTCCGTTGCTGTCGTAATGTTATTCAGTGGCTTGTTGGGATCGGGTGCATCTGTCTTAGTGATCAAATAGACATCTCTTGTTTCAGTCAAAACAGCAGATCACTCCCTCGCTACCAGCACCATTCTTAGCTTTATTGTCCTTATAAGCATTAAGCTGCGAAATATAAGGCGCCAAGTCATCAATATTCCATTGGTCGGTCAGTCCTTCCTCTTCCGCTCGTGTCTTCCCCTCGTTGCCACGCTTGGCAAACTTAGCGAGTGCCATTTCAGTGACCACGCCGGATAATTCAGGCGGTAAAGATTTGCTGTTTTCCCCGATATAGAGCGCCACGGATTTGCAGGCCATTTTGATGTAAAACTTGATGCTTTTTTCTTTGTCATCGCCTGCACCTGGGATAATGTCTAGTACATCGGTTAAGATTTCCTGGTCAATGTCCATTTAATCACCGCCTAAGACGAAAAAGTGGCCGACGCAACGGAACTCCATTCAGAACCTAAATGCTTCCCACCGTTAAGCTCTGCGGCCTTAGCAATGCCATCGGCCCCTGTGCCAGTCTCGGTGTATGCTTGAACGTAGAAGTAAATCTTGTCGTTAGCAACGTGAGCTGGCACATCTTTAGCAGCAAGCGTGAAGCTCGTCGTCTCAGAATAGCCCATATAGACGGCGCTGCTTGTAGTCTTGCCTGGGTCACCATAATGCACAACATATGACTTAGCCCCATCGACAGCGCTCCACGTAATCGTGACACTACCATCATCATTGACAGTAGCTTTAGCGCCGGTTGGGGCTGCTATTTTCCCGCGTCGTCACCGTCGGCTTTAATCAAACCGGATAAGATATAGACACTATCCGCCATTTCGAATGATGGCAAGGTCAATTGGGACACCTTAACTTCAACGTTGACGGGGTCTTCACGTAGCATTGATGTGATTGCCACACCGGTATCAACTAAGGAAACGTTAGAACTACCAGCATGGCCCATTAAATCGGCTTCTTCTGGTGTTGTCCCAAAGTAAGTGTTACCCAAGTTACCAGCAGGTAAGAATGCTACCAAGCCATCTGGGATATAGCTGTGGAACGCGTTATTCGCATCCTTATAGCCCTTGTCATAGATGACATAGGTAATACCAGTGTTTGAGGCTAAGAAGGCGCTCAACTGGGTATCAAGTAAGACGGCACTGCCTGTATTCTTACCCAAAATAGTATCGCGCATAATGTCATTAGCTAATAAAGCGTCCCAGGTAGCTTGGTTCATCACGGCACGTGATAATGTTGTGCCGGTCGTATGAGACATATACGTCTTAGCATCACGAATATCCTTAAGCGGATTAGCGCCAGATTCATTCCACGCCTTGGCGGCCGTAACCTTGTTGCCAGCAGGCATATAGTAATCGTATACGTGAGAAACACCATTACCAGAAATGGTTGCCTTCCCAGTCGTCAGTGCCTGCATTGCCGCAATCTCACGGCTAACGTGCGCCGCCTTTACCAGTTTAAGATTATCCTGAAAAATGTGATTAAGGATTGCATCTTGATAAGCTGGGTTATTGGTAGACTGTACCATTAACAATTTTTGACGTGTTTTTTCGTCAATATAGGTTGATTCCTTGTAGAATGGCATATCGTTGGTGATTTCAGCGAAACCTTCACGGCCACGTGGGATTACTTTAGCATCAAAGTTAGACGGACTCAACGCGACAGGCGTGTTGTTTGATCCTTTGATGTATGACAATTCCATGCCTAGCTGCTTAGATGCTGGAAATAATTCATCACCTAAGTATGGTGGTTCTTGATCGGGCGTGCTTGTGTAGTATGCCGCAATGTCCGATGCTTGAATCAAATCAAAAATATTCATGTGTCAGTGTCCCTCCTATCGATTTACGAAATCTACTTTGCCAGCTAAGGCCGTCTTAACATCGTCCGAGATTGTGACCTTACCCAGACGATTGGTGTTAACATATCCATCAACTAGCAGCGTCCCGTTGCCGGCGCCGTCGGTCACATCGGTATCGTGCAGCAGTACGCCTTGCACGGTGTCATCACTAACCACCGTCAATTTAGTTGCTGGGTCGTCCTTATAAGACGTTGCGCCCCCAACCGGTGTCCCTGCTGGGATAATCTTGCGGCCATCTGTGCCAGCTGTCACGCCGGTATCAGCTACTTGCACCGGGAAAGCCTTATAGCCTTCCACAACGGCTAGAATCTGTGTAATCGCACCGAATTCTCGTTTCCGATTCATCTTCCTACCTCCTAATTAAAATAGCTTGTCTTTGGCTTAGGCGTTTGGTTAGCTTTAGCCAAACGTTCACCATAAGACCCTTCTTTGCCACCTGCGGAACCGCCACCTGCTCCGGGAGTTGTCTTGCCCTTTAATCGCTCTTCAACTTCCGCTTGAACCCGCTTATTAAACTCTTTGCTCAATGCCTCCAACCGTGCATCTGTTTCTTCATCGGATGCACCAACGGCCCAATCAGCTAATGATTCTGGCACTGACTTTTCGACAGCCTTGGCCTTAGCGTGATCAATAAGTTTGCGCTGCTCAATCTGGCCTTCCAGTTCGGCAATCCGCTTAGCAGTAGCATCATCTTCTTCCTGCTTGCGTTGCTCGTCCGTCATGCCAGACTGCTTCTTGTAGTTTTCAATGGCTGCGGCGACTTGTTCCTTAGTAGACTGTTCAAACTTGACTTGAGCCTTGCCTAAGTGATCTTGCAAGATTTCATTAATCTTGGCCTGTTGCTCATCACTAAACGTAACGCCACCATCTGGCTTACCACCGTCATCACTTGCACCGCCTGCACTGCCTTCATCTTCGGCAAAAAATTGTAAGTTCATTTTAAACGGATTCATTTTCATGTTTTGGTTCCTCCCGCTTAATGCCCGTCGGCTAATTTCCAGCGCACTCTTTAACGTCTTTGCGTAGTCGGAAGACAAAATAAAAAAGCCCATATTAGGCTTTGTCAATCAAATATCGTGCTGTAATCATTGTCTGGTACTTCTTCAATATCGCATTTGCAGTTGGGGTGCACAGGCGGCGCGTTTAATCCCGTCACCATATCAGCAACGTTAAATGTCTTGCCGTCCAAGTGTTCGCATTCTGCACATGTCGTTTTCGTCAATGCCGAAATAAAGATATACCTTTTAACGCCGCGCTTTTGATAATCCGCTTGCTTACTTTTGATAAAAGTATCAGTCGCTTGTGTCCTCAATATCATTTTCGCCCGGCCTAGTGATCCCTTGCCGCCTGTTCCTTCACCCGTCAAAATCTTGTGGAAATCCTTAGCGAAATCTTGGGGACGTTGGCCATTGCGTATTGCCTTGTCTACCAATGCGTCAAGTTTGCGCATGATTTGGGCGGCCTCGTTGTTGATGCTACCATCGGGATCGACGCCCTTGTACTTATCCTGCAAGATTTTCTTGATTGCTTTTTTCGTCAGTTTTCTAATATCTTTGCCGGCATTATTCTGCTCGGACATCGGCAGTAATTCGTCATGCTTTTTGTCACTTTTTGGCAGCTTTTTGGTATTTTTGGGCGGCTTTCTGTCACTTTTCGATGGCTTTTCGTCACTTTTTGGCAACATATCGTTACCCTTCGATGGCAATTCGCTACCTTTTGGCGATGTGTCATTGTCATTGGGTGTCATACCGTTACCCTTGATAGACGCTAATAGCTTGTCCGCCTTCTTACTGCCCGCCTTATCCATATTAGCAGCTACTTTTTCGGGTATAGCCTTAAGCGTATCCTTGATCAGCTTCTTGCTTCCTATTGCCAGTGAGACAACCGCGTAGTTAACCAGTGCAGTTGTGAGGTCACCATTAGTTTTGAGAGCAATGTTATCAAAGACTGTGTGTAACAATTGCTGATCACTATCACTAGCATTTTTAGCCAAGCCCAGCAGTTGCTTGATAAAAGCCTGCCTGTCACGTTTAGATGCTTTAGACTGCCAATTACTCTCACTAGCAATAAATTGACTCACAATGCCATCTATTTGCCGCTGAGTGAGATTGTACGCTTGCTCTAAATCATCTGCTGACTTGTCTATCTCATCATAGATTAATTGAGCCAGGCGGCTAATATCATCACTCATCGTCTACACCTGGGCTGGGTTGCTTGCCAGCACTATCGCTACCTTGGTCATCAGTTGCCTGCTGGTCGTCGGGTTGCTTGGTCACATCATATGGCAATGTGATCTTGTTTGGGTCCTTGGCGTCCTCGTCCTCAACGCGTGCCGCTTCTGCATCAGGCTTAACGCCAGTGACGGACTCTGCCATTTGGCGTAGCGTCTCAGCACTAAACTCACCCGTGCCGGATAGGTCCCTCACGTTAGCTACGATAGCAGCATCGTTTTTCGGTAAATTAGGTGTAAAGATCACCTTAATCTTTTCGACGTCATCGGCGCCAATCTTGCCATACTTGGTCCAATATGTTGCCATCATTCTAAGCCGACGCATAATGCCACGTAGATATAATGATTCTTGGGTAGCGCGTTCTTGATCACTACCCCAAAGCTTATAAGACATAGCAACACCAGACGCATTAGAAGCGAAGTTTTCACTGTTGACGTCTGGTGTGTTGGTGTACTTGTGCAAGTCATCGGATAAGTGATCCACGTACTGTTGCCAGTCAGCCGCCGGCAATTGTTTTGTCAAAAAATTAGCGGTTGGTGTGACTACTGTAATGGACCCGTTAGCGCCAGTGATTTCTTTAGGTTTAAGCCAAATGATAGATGACTTGCGATCCACATCAGGCTTACCGCTGTCGTCTGTTTCAACGTCCCCAGTGATAACCAAAGTCGCATTATTAAAGTCCTCTTGGCTGTTTGCCATTTCGGATAGCGCCTTGTCGTAGCTATCAAAGTAATCAAGAGACCGTTCCCAGTCGCCCATGCGCTCATCATTATTGACGTACTCTGTGATTGGCACGCAATCAAAATAATGAGCTTCCTTTTTGGCCACCGATTCCAGTGCAACAGTCGGTGCCGCAACAGGTGCATAGTGATAGATCATATCATCGGTGTATACATTGACATACCATGTTGTGTTGTCCATATACGTCACCGGATAGTAATAGACGGCAAATAGGCTATGTTGCTCCACTGTCGTATCGTATACAACAAACGTGTTAGCTGGCTCCAAGGCCTTAATGGCTAGGTCGTTAGTGGCTTTTCGGACATAAAGCAATTCGTACGCCCGGCCGGTAACACTTAGGCGTTTCTTCATCACTTTTTCGTGGTATGGCTCATCAGTTTTGGTATTAAAGTCATCAATTGCACTAATTAAATCATCGCCGGCGGTATTGCTATCGTCATCATCTTGATTATATTGAAATCTTGGCTGGTTGCCGAAAGAGTAGCCTACACGCAGGTTAGTGATATAGGCTGGCATACCGTTAGCGATACGGTTATCCGAACGCTTAGGGCTTTTATGAGACAGCCAATAATGGATGTTGTTGTCACCAACATAGTAACGTTCAAGCTCTACAATGCGTGCAATTTGCCTGTTATAATGTTGGGTCAAAAAGTTAGCAATACACTTACTAAACTCTGCATCATCTTTTCTAACGGTTTTGAACACATCGGCTGGCATCTTAAAAACGGCATTGCTATCGAATCCAAAACGCCCCGACCCACTTAGCATGTCTAGCGTATTGTGTCTTGGTACCCCAGGCAGTGATCTAAAGTGTGCTTGTCTATCCTCTGTTTCTGCCATCTAAACACCTCCCTAAAATCCTAAATTATGTAGCATCTTAGCCTGCTTCTTGATGCTAGGCGTATCAACCTTGATGCGGTTATTAATGTATTCTGAAACGCCCGTTAAGGCGTCTGGTGCGTCATCGTGAGCATTCTTGCCGGCGCGCTGGTAGCGTGTTAATAAGTCGAACAAATCAGGCCATTTGATACGCCAATTGTTTGGAAAATAAATGTGCTCCATAACCCACGGCGCGTTTGAAATAATACGTGCATCTTTGCTTTGCGAGTTATGGAACCACTGAATGACAGTCTTGTTCGTCTTGTACTTGTCTGTCATAATCCGCTCGACTTCGCGGGCGAACCCACGGCCACCATTGTTACTTTCAATGATTGCATGATTTACGTTGTTGCGATCAAACATATCAGCAACTGCCGGCTCTGTCTCTTCCATTGGTGCTTGCGTATAGGTCACATCTAAGATATAGGCCTCTTGCATATAGACGCCAAAGACGTAGCTAGCCAGCCAATCAGAACCCTCGTCGGCCGTATCAGTGTATGAGTAGACACCGGAAAACAGCGACTGCCCATTACTACTATCCGTTGGCAACTCGTCGTATGTCTTAAACTGCTTATACAGCCGGCCCTCTTGGTCAATCGGTTTCTGCTGATAGTTAGCAGCGGCAATCTCTGGTGACATCGTTTTAAACTTCTTGTCGTAATCCTCTCGGTTTAAGACAGCATCACAAAGCATCGTGTCATCATCTTGCAAGGCCTTCATATTGATATGCTTGATTTGATAGCCGGCTTCCGGCAACTTGTCTAGCACCTGTCCAGCCAAATCCATTGAACTCCATCGGGTCATGATAATAATGATTTTGCCATTAGATTCCAGCCGCGACAGCATTGTGTCAGTAAACCAATCATATTGCTTTTGCAGGGCCATTTCATTTTTGGCATCCGCGTTGTTCTTGATAAGGTCATCAATAATTTCAATGTTTGCCCCGAAGCCGGTAGCGGTACCGTCTGGGCTGGTGGCCAAGTAATTGTTGTTACTGCCAGTAAGTGACCACAGTCCCATAGCACCATCGCCTTGCTGGATATACGTGTCCGGGAATATGTCGTTATACACTGGTATATCCTCGTCAACCTTAGCCATTTGGATTGTGTTCCGCACGGCCTTAGAAAACGTCTGTGACAATGTGTCGTTGTATGAGCCTGTCATCACGTGCAATGTTGGATTAATGCCGAACAGCCATTCGGTGAATAGGCTAGCTGTCCGGGACTTGCCATGCCGCGGCGGCATATTGATAACCAATATATCATCGGTGGAATCTTTAAACTCTTGTAAATCACAGCATAAATCAACCAAGTATTGGCGATCCCGTTTATAAAAATCCGGGGCAAGCATGCGACAATACTCAAAGAAATCACGCCGCGCTAACTCACACTGCGCGCCAAATATAATCTTCTTACTATCCATCACCATCACTAGCCGAATCAATCAGCTTTCTAAGTTCTTCCGTAGTTAGATCGGCATATGGATTTTGAGAACTCGTTTTAATCTCACCAGCGATATTAGTGTCGCGTCTGTCTTTCCAGTTATCCGGATCGGCATTCTTCAAAGCAAAAATAATAGCGGTCGTGTCTGCCGGCACCCACCGCTTTTTTCTAACCTTATGCTGCTTAACAATTTTCTGGTGATTTTTATCACTGCCCGCTGTCCATACTTCATCAATTACTTCTGCATCTTCAATGTATCGGTCATGTAATTTATCAATCAGTCCAAGATGTGCAGCTTTACCGATAGCTTTAATCTTTGATTTCTCGGCTTTTTTTACCAGGTCAGCGAGGTCAGAATGTTCCCTTTTGTACTTAAATATGCTCTCCTTACTAACGCCAAGCTGCGCACCAATCCATTGCAATGAATGGCCTTCCTTATACCAGTCAAAAATCTCGTTGAATCTTGGCTTGACGTGACTGTCGTATTTACCTTGCACCAATTGCTAATCACCTCCCAATATGTAATGCCGCCAGACGGGGTCGAACCGTCCACCTGGGATATGAGTCCAGGGTCAACGCCTTGTTTGATGGCAACAAAAAAGCGAAGGCTACTTACCTTCGCTTAGTTAACGCCTCCATGATTTATCCTATTTTCCCGAAAGGTGGAGATGCCTATCACAGCCACGGGAATCGAACCCTAGGCCATGTATTGCTTCATAATAGCTTCGAATGTAATCTTGTGTGTTCTGTGGTCTTTATAAACTGTAGTAGCATTTTTATAATCAATGTATGGCTGCATTAATTCTTCTGCGTCTTCAAAGTTTAATGTACCCTCGATTGCTAACGATAATCCTTGTTCAAACTGCTTGCGAATTTTTGTGATATTCATTTTATAAGTCCCCTTCCTTATTTGCATGAACATCATACCTCTCACATCACACACAGCAAGCTTATTATGCTATTTTTTCAGCTTTTTTTCCGGTAAATTCTTCCCACCGTTTGATGATGACATCAGCGTATCGTGGGTCCAGCTCCATTAGGTATGCATTGCGATTATCCTGCTCACAGGCAATCATCGTCGTGCCCGATCCGCCGAACAAATCGAGCACGATGTCGCCGGCTTTTGAACTGTTTTTGATCTGGTAGTCGAATAGCGGAATAGGCTTCATCGTCGGGTGAAGCTTCGATACCGTGGGTTTATCGAAATTGAGCACTGTCGTCTGCTTACGGTCAGAGTACCAGGTGTGTGATCCACCATCATTCCACCCATACAAACACGGTTCATGCTTCCATTGATAGTCCTGGCGTCCAAGTGTCATACTATTCTTGTTCCAAATCAACGTTTGACGGACGTCCCATCCTACATCAATTGCAGCTCCTTCAAAGTTATATCGCTCCGAATCGGCATGCCAAATGTAGAATGCCGCACCGGCCTTCATGTTCTCTTTAGCGGCAGTGTAAATCTTAACGAGGAATTGACGGAATTCGTCGTTTTCCATTTTGTCGTTCATGATAACCAATCCATCAGTGCGGCGGTGGCGCTTTCGAGCTTCATCAACGGAGCCACCCATGCCGAGCGCCACATTATAAGGCGGATCAGTGAGCAATAGGTCGGCCTTCTGCCCCCCCATAAGGGTTTCCACTTGTGAAGAGTCTGTTGAGTCTCCTACCATTAAACGATGACGTCCCAACTGGTAAACCTCACCCAGCTTACTTGTAGGCACTTCTGGAGCTTCTTCATCAAACTCATCATCTACAATTTCTTCATCGTCTTCGATTTTTAATTCAAATCCGAAATCACTCATATCAAGATCATCGATACCTTGCAGTTCGTCGTCTAACATAGAGAAGTCCCAGTCTGCTAACTCACCGGTCTTGTTGTCTGCTAACCGGTATGCCTTGACTTGCTCCGCTGACAGCTTGTCGGCAACGGTCACTGGCACTTTGCTTAACCCAAGCTTTTCGGCCGCCTTAAGCCGTGTGTGGCCAACGATGATGATACCGTCAGCGTCTACTACGATCGGCTGTTGCCAGCCAAATTCTTTAATTGAATTAGCAGTGGCTTCAACAGCAGCGTCGTTATTTCTTGGGTTCTTTTCGTATGGCTTCACTTTGGCAATTGGCCACTCTTTTACTTGCATCGCGATTCTCCTTTGCTTTCTTTTTTTTAAGCCACTTATCAAGGTGGCCTAGCGCTTCATTTTCAGCACGGCTCACATAGCCGAATTTACTTTTAAACATTTATATCACCTAATTAATTGCGTAAAAAAAGCGCCCATTGCTGGACGCCAAAACACTATGGAGGTAATGTCTATGTCGCATGATTAGTCGCAACAACGCAACCGGCAAGGAATCGAACCTTGCATGTGGCCTAGATAACCGTTCGGCTGCACGGAAAGAGAAGGAAACCTATGTCATTAGCACAATACCATAATAACCCGTTAAACCGGCTAAATCCGGCAGTACTACGGCAACAATCCTGCAATTATTTTAAGTAAATGTGTAAATCGTCTAATAAGTACGCATCCGCAAACATCAACAAGGCCCGATTTTTGTAATACCGATACCGGCGCTCTTGATAACCGATCTGCGTCCAAACTTGATAATCGTATCGAACACCAGGCTCGAGATACAGTAAACTGATAATCTTCGCGCTAATGCTGTCACAGTGAGCAACGGCTTGCTGTGTCCGTTTAACTACTTGTTCGGCTTGCAACCGTCTAACAATCATCTTTTCAGCCTTATTGCTGCTTGATTCGCCCTTGGGCATGTCGCTAATGATCGGCGATTGCAAATCAGCGAACCCATGGCCTGACATTCTTAACATTTTTGGGAATTCTTTGGTGAAAAAATAGACCACATTTTGAACGGTCTCGTGTTCGTCTACCTCTGGAAACAGTGTCATATCCTCTGCCAATCCTAGCACCCCTTATGGTATAATTAGTTGTCAATTAATTATGGAGTAGCTCTTTGGGCTGCTGGGCTGGTACTTATGTGCCAGCCTTTTTTATTGCGCCTAAAACACCCATCTAAACAGCGTGATTATGATTTTTAACCCGACAGCAATAATCGCCATGTCCAAAACTACTGCCGTCACAGCCCCGGCTACTTTAGCTGAATTTATGATAACTTCCCGCGGATCCATAGCTCACCTCATCTGCCAAAATCTGTTGTAACAGCACCCAACGCGTATTATTTGTGTAGAACGGATTGCCCAAAATATCCCGACACGGTGCAAACAGTCTTGATTTGCCGTTTGCTGTGCGATTGAGAATATAGTCAAACATCTCGTCTAAATTCGGCACTCGGTCACCCATAGCTACACCTTTTTGGCAGCTTCGTCCGCCTTGTCACCCATAGACTTGATTTCTTCTTTGATTTCAATTTGCTTGATTGCTCTATCCAAGTACCAACGGACCTTTTTGAGATCCTGAATGAGCTTACCTTTAAACGGCGCTCTAGCCACATACTTGACCACATTGCCCAGGTTGAAACCGATAAATGGGTCTTTGTAGCCAATTAATGTGGATTCAATCATATCGATCA